TCCGCGTCAACCATGTAACCGATGCCGACCGTGCAAGACCGCTTTGAACGTGCAAGAATGCCAGCTCCCGCAATAACACGCTGGAATTTATCCGCGCCCTTGTATTGCAGAAACCCTTCTTGCGTATTGCGGTCAAGTGATACGTACACCCACTTCATGCGTTCTGCCAGAACGTCAATCAGCGCATAAGTAAGGTTCGTTCCGTTGGTGTAGATGCCCTGATCCAGCTTACAAGCCTCAATAATCTGGATTATGGCAGGGTGCATGGTAGGTTCACCACCACCGCTCCACGTCACGCTTCTAACGCCCGTTTCTGCGAGCTGCGCGAGAATGTCAAGCGCAAGCCCTGTGTCCATCAGCTTGCCGTCATGCGTGTGCGCCATGTGGCAGCCCTTGCAAGCCAGGTTGCAGCGGTTGGATAAGTCAATCTCAACGTTTACCGGCGCGGGATGAAGACCAACCTTGATTTCAGCCAGCCTGTCAATATGCTGCAATAACTTGCCGTTTGGATTGATAAAATTGCTCATTCCGGCTGTCCTCGCATAATCTTTTGTGCTCTGATTACCAACTTATCCCACCACTTGAAACGGTATCCTGCATCCCATAACGCGCGGATGAAGTAATAATCGCCGGCGTAGCACTCGCCCCAATCAGTTGCGTGTTTCTGCCAAATACCGCACTTCACCGCAAAGCAGGAAAGGTCAATTTGCCCAAGTTCCGGCGCGCCTTCCCATATGCTTGGCAACACGCCAACAATCTGATTCTTGAACACAATCACATCTGGACTGTCAGCCGCCTGTTCTTTCAGTCCTTTTACGAAGTCCGTGTCCGTAACCAGGTTATCGTCCGATAGCACGAACACATAATCGCCGCTTACTTCCTGCGCGTGGTTGCGAATGTCTCCGTACATGCCGTCAATGCCAATCCCGACTTCGTCACGAATCAGCACAACCTCATAATCGCGGTCACTCTGCGCTTTGATGGATGCGAGACAATCAGCCAGCATCTTCGGACGCTTGTAAGTTGGAACGTAGAAGGTTAGAAATGGCATTACTCACCCATCCATTCACGCGCCTGCTCTGCCCATTCCGCCATTTTCCCCAACACATCTTTGTACATTGTCGCGTGCTGAATGCGCGGGTGTGTTGGTTGCGGGGTGTCCCAAGTGTGAACATTCCATGCGTTATCAAGCTGAAAAGTGTGGTTGTAAAGCTCGGTAGGCTTTGCAAGGTAAACAGGCCGCCTGATGTCCAAATAGCCCATTTGGTCAATGATTGCGCTCTGCTCACGCCAACGGTCATTGAGGTATTTCGTCATATCCCATGCGCGCTCCAGGTACTCAACCATCGGCTTGCGCACATACCACATGCCGCAATTAGGTACTTCACCGTCACCGGTATGGTGGAATACCATCGCCTGCCAGTACTCCGCCGGAAAGGGCAGATCCTCTCGCCCGTCCACTATCACCAAGTCAGAATCAAGCCACAGCACATCATCGTATGTTTTCAGCAGGTCAATCATCAATGGCAACTTGTACCAAACAGGATGCCTCGCAACGCCGATTTTGTCAGCCTTGAAAAGGTCATACCCGTGCCGCTTTGCAAATGCTTTGAAAGTTGGCAGGCTGTAATCCAACTGTGCCTTACAAGTGCCCGTGCCATAAGTGACAATCGCTTTCACAGCTCGACCTTTTCCAACTCCGGCTTGTAATTGATCATTTCCTGCATCTCTTTGATGATGGGTTTCCAGTATTGCCGTGTCACGTCATCCGCATCGTAAGGCAGTGCCCCACGCCGCGCTTGGTTGCGTAAGGAATAATCGCCCTTTGCCGCGTAAGCCTGTTCCATCCGGTCGCTTATCGCGCCAGCCGTTGCCTGCCACTGAAACGCATCAAAGAAGTCGTGGTAGACCGGCATTGCTTCCGCCTTGTCCACCTTCCAGCCGGCAAAGCACAACTCGCTCATGGAAGTCCAATCGCCCACAATGACCGGTGTCCCGCAAGCCTGCGCTTCAAGTATCGGGATCCCAAAGCCCTCGCCCATTGCCACGTTTGTCAGCACATCCAGTCCGTTGTAAACGTCCACCATGTAAGCATCAGGAAAGCCCAAGCCATTCATGTATTGGTCGCAGATCAGCACGTCTTCACCGAGCTTCAAACCCATGCGGTTGATGAACTTGATGATGTTGACCCCATTCCCGCCGCGCGAGCCATCGTCCGTGTGTAAGTACAACATCGTGTCAGGATGGTTGGCGTGTAAAGCGGCAAAGGCTGCGATCTGCTCATGGAACGCCTTGCGTGATGGGTTGTCTTTGTTGGCCGCTACCATGCCGACGATGAACTTGTCCTGAGGCCACTTCAAGTGTTCGCGCGCTTCTTCGCGGTCAAGCGGCTTGAAGATGCTGGTATCCACACCGTGCGGCGCGTACCACACGTCCAGCCCAACCTGCTCCGCCATGCGCTTGCCGAACTTGCTCATCACAATCGGCTTTGCGGCTTGTTTTACTTTCGCCAGCACGTTTGCCGGCATCGGCTCATGGTCAATCGGAAACCAGGGGAACCAGGGCACGTCAATGTTCTGATTCTCAATCACCCACGCGTCCACCAAAGTCACAACCGCATCCGCCTGATCCCAAGTAGCATGCGCGCCGATCACGTCCTGCCCATAAGGGTGTTTGAAGTTCGGATACACCTTGATTCCGCCGATATTCAGCACGCCGCTCTGCACGCCGAAGAACGCCGTCACGCTTATGCCGCCGTCAAGCAACTTTGCCAGTCTTGGCACAAACAGCTTCGTTTGCACGCCGTAACCAGTAGTAGCTGCCGGTGAGTTGCTAAACCAATTAAGTCTCATATTGTCTCAAGCCTCCAGCTTGCGCTCCGATAGGGCAGGGAAGCGGTGGAGCGTGCCGTTTTCGGGGTATACGCCCTATCCCTGCCCATCAAGTTACTCGTTATTAGGCGGAAGTACCGATCATCTTCACGCCGTAGGTCGGGCGATAGACGCCGTAACCATATTCCATCGAGGCGTTCAATTCCCACGCGCCGGAGCCAGAGTAACTGGCATTCCATTGCGGGTTGATGGTGAACGACTGGCGCATATCCAGCGCGATTGCCGGCGAAGAGAACATACCAGCCACAGCAGCGGTGCCGCTTGCAATATTGGCGTCAACCAGGAAGTCCATGTTGCTGAACGAAGCCTGGTAGAATCCGCCGATCACTGACTCCTTCAAGTTCGGATTGTCAATGAAAGTTGGAACGCCGGAAGAGGCGGAAGTCAGGTAGTACCATTGCACGGGGTGCAAAACGACCGCGTAACGACCAAAAACCTTGTTAGTGCGCAGATACGCCTGAGCGCGCAAAACGTTCGCCCAAGTCAGGGTGCCGCCAGCAGTGCCGACAGTGCCGCCGGTGAAGCTGGTAAACAGACCAGCGAGATTGGTGTCAATATGCGCGGCTGCGGTCTCGCCCAAATAACGACCGGCTTCGGCTTGCGCGTTAGCAGGGTCGCTGTTGATTCGACGAGTTGTGAGCAAAATCTGCGAGCCATAAGTGGCCGGCGTGATAGTGCCAGATGCAGCTGCGTTAAAAGCCTGTTGGCTCATGTCGGTCGCTTCATCAACTGCGGCAAAAGTGCCTCCGCTGTATGTTCCGAACACACGCGGTGCTGATCCAGTCGAACTGAAATTGGTGACAAAGGGAGCAATTGCGTTCCCTTCTTGCGCAACCATGAGCGCAAGATCATATACATTTGCAACTAAGCCGGCGATGCCAGCATAAGTAGATTCGTTTGCCATTTATTACCTTCCTTCGGGTGGTTTTTCCATCCAATTCACTCCGCCTCCAGCCCAAATATTGGGCGGTGCGCCTTCCAATCGCTGTTTGCGTTGCGCCCACGTCTCGTTGGCGCCTGCCTTCTCACCTGGATTGGTCGCGCCCGTGTTCGGTGCGGCTTTTTGTTTGGGTTGCGCTTCAAGCAAGAGCTTCGCATCCGCTTCCAGTTCTTCCGGCGTCTCGCCTTTCAACCTGTCAGCATAGATCGCGGGCAATCCCACTTTCGCGGCAATGTCATGTTGCAGCCGATTAATTTCAAGCTGCCTGACTTTCGCTTCAAGTTCCTGAGCTCGTTTGTTGGCACGCTCAATCTCGGTCATCTCGGCCTCTTTGCGCTTTGCCTCTTCTTGCTCAAACTTTGCCAGTTTCTTGAAGTGACGATCAGCCTCATCCGCCTTGTTTTTCGCTCGGCGTTCTGCCTCGTCCAATCGCGCTTTCAACTCCTCAACCGTCTCGGTCTTGTCGATTACTTGCGTTTCTGCCTGTGCTTCTGTGCCTGTCTCAGGCGCTTTCAGTTCGTCAACCATCTCGGTCTCCTCCAATTAGTTCTGAATCAAATCTTGAAGCGGCGTGCGTGACAGCATCTCGCCGTACACATCGTCATGCCGCCGTGTTGCCATATCCGCAAGGTCGAACTTGCCGTCCTTCCATGCGTCAAAAGCCGAATTGCCCATCATGTCGCGCTGCTCTTTTTCAGATAGGTTGCCAAACCAATCAGCACCCGTCCGTACTTTGTCGTCATAGCCCTTCACCGCTGGAATGGACGTACAGCGGCAGTTGTAGTGGCTGTCCATAGACTCATCATTTGTGTGGAACGTGCCGTTCTCAGCAACACAAGCCATGCAAGTGTCGGAGTCCAGGTTCGAGTACCAGTACCACCCCGTTACCACATCCTCGTTAGCAAGGTACATCGCTCTGCTTGCCTCGCGGCTTGCGTACGCCTGCGCTGTGCGCGTCATGCGCATCGCGTCCGTCAATCCGCCGCCCATCAGGTTCTCAAACATCTTCGCGGTCTTCGCTGGGTTGTAGCCAAACGCGATGCCTTCCAGTAAAGCGTCTGCAACTTTCTGCGCGTTCGTGCCAGCCAACTTGCCAAGCCTTTCCCAAAGGGGGCTATCCTCTTGCAAGAAGCCAAGCATCGAATAAATAGCGTTGGTGGGTAAACTGCGAGGCATTGCATAACCAGCCGCTTTGAGAAACGATTCGGTCTGCTTGACTGCCATTTCTACGCTTGCCATTGACGTGTTGCGGATCTCCACTTCCACGTATGCGGAATATTTTGTCAACTCCGATTCCAGCGCGCTGATTAGATTCTTGTATTGCGCCAGCCTCATAATCTGCCCGTTTGTCGGCGCTTCGATTTGGCTCAATGCCAGCAGAAACGAATCCAACTTTGGCGTTAGCCGCAAGTAAAGTTGGTGGTACGTCTTAGCCAAGCGCGTGAGAGCCGCAGCATCCTGCCGGTCGATTGCGGCTTTGAACGCCCGCGCCAGTTCAGTCGGTGTTGGCAAAGTTACTCACCCTGCCCAAACGCCCTTAGCAAC